GTGGCGGCGTTTGAGATGGCTGTGTTGGCTGAACTCTGCGCGTCATTGGCGAGAACCCGTGCCTTAGCCGCAATAGCATCAAGCAAATTGGTCCGTGCATCGTAATAATTCTTCCACGCCGTGTCCCACACAGAGCGGGTAATCATTGTGGTACCCGCCATGTCGGTGAATATCGCCAACGTGGTGTTCAAGTAGGTGTCAAGCGCAGAATACATCGAATCGAAATCAGTATCGGGAACGCCGAAGAGTGTCGCCTGTACTGGGATCGTTCCCGTGGTGGGTGTACCTTCGGCAACTATCGTATCCCATTCCAACTTTGCAGATAGTTTTTCAATAGGCGTAATCTTCGCGTCAGAAGCGATGTCGGCTAACTTCCCCAGAGCGGTCGTAGCGTCGGCTTGTGCGGCATCTGCAGTCACTTGAGCCGCATTAGCGGTGGCCTGTGCGGTATCGGCATCTGCCTGAGCCGCATCAGCCGCCGCTTGGGCCGTACCCGCCGCACTCGCGGCACCACTCGCTACCCCAGATACCGTATCAAGTTCTGATTGACTGGCTTTCAGCAGGATCGCCGCTTCCGCTCCGTCAATGTCAACTTCGGCCTTGGAGAGACGCGCACCATGATCGGCAACGGTAATATGCTCGGCTTTCAGTTCAATCTTCGCTTCCGCTTCGGTAATCCGCATTTCAGCGGAATCGTAGCGGTCGCCGTCCTGCAACTGTAATTCTGCGAGCAGTTCCAAATCTTCCTGTATTCCAGTGAGGTCTTCAGGGGTGATTACATTTACTTTGGCCTGAAGTTCAGTCGATAATTCACTTTCTGTCAATGAAGTCGTAAGAGCGTTTAAAAGTCCCGCTGGCGTTGCCGTAGTGGCAGTTGCAAGCGGCCCTTCCAAATCGCTATACCCCGGATATACAACATTTGTATTTACAGACCGAATCCAATACCAATAATTCGTGTCAAACGTGAGTCCGGTATGGGCAAATCGAGTTGCGGCGGGCGGCACCGTTCCCACCAACGTCGCATTGTCCCACACGCTCGTAGCACTGGCCCATATTTGAATTGCACTAACGTCTATATCTGTCGTAGGCGTCCACTTGATACCAATTTCAAATTCCTTGGCGTAATCAAGCAAAAGTCCCGTAGGGGGGAGTGGCTTGTTAATAGTCCCAAATATTTTTAATTGAAACGCCCTGTTATAGTTGGGATCATTTTCAATATTATTTGTAACACCATAATTCGTATACGGTTTTACGACAACAAAATAAATCTTTCCAACCTCAATACCATTATTAATCTGAAAAGAGCAAACCCCCGGCCCTACGCTTCCAACCGTGGCCCATCCAGTTGCGTCTGATTCACGGAATAGAATGTCGTACCGGGAAATGTTGGCAATACTGTTGCGCGACATAACAACGTCCGCAAAATTGACCAGAATTACCGGAAGGTATGCTCCCCCCACCATTGCAAAATGCTCAGATAGCGCAACGTCAGTGACAAACGGGGGGACTTCCCTTTCTGTGCCGAGTCCACTGCCTTCTGGAGTCAAGCCGCTGGGTGTGGCCGTTCCGGGCGGGAGTGTCCCATCAAAAGTATATGATTCGACCAGCCCAAGGGAGGAATACTTGGTGTCAGTTACATCAATGCTCTCATCATCGCTAAAAACAGATTCATTGTATTCTGACGCGGTGATAGCGATAATGCCATTTTCTTGCTGAATAGCAGAATTGAGAATAAAAGGCTTAGTTTCCTTGGTGATAGGACCAAAAGAGTACAAGTCATCCTGCGTCACGCCACCGTCAATCGCCTGCAAAAATGTAACCGAAGAATACTCCCCACTACTCCCGCCAAACGCCGCCGTCGTATAATACAGAAGCGTACCGTCGGCTTTTTGGACACGACACCCGTGCTGTTGCCCATTAGTCAAATACACATTCTTGTCAAATGTAATCGTGTTGCCTGATTTGCCAATAATGTTCCCACCAAACCCATATTGGGGAACGTCATGCTGGAAATGGAACATATCGCCGACTTCAGTAACAAGAGCCTGAATCGTAGTGGCAAACTTTATCAGGCGGCGTGTTCCTTTCGCCTTCTTCATGGCAAAGGTCACTTCGCGCTTCGCCCGTGCGGAATCAGTAATGCCGTACAGTTGCACGGTTTTGGAAATTACATCCTCTCCCACCCTTGCCGTGTCAATGGCGACCATCGTATGTCGCTTATATTCGTCAGTTTCGTCAAGGAATTGAACTTCTACCTGATTCGCAATTTGATTCAGGCCAATATATGTTTCCTCAAATGAATCTTTAACAATGTTGGCCATATTGAAAATTTGACTGTAAACTGTCTGCGGTCTATCAACGACAATCCTTAGTTTATCCCCGCTCCAATAGGGTGTTGCTCGACAAACACCACAAATCTGCTGTATAAGTTCATCCAATTTGTGTTGAGAATCCAACACCAAATTCATCTCATAGCGCTTTTGTGTCTTAGGCGTCGTATTTCCATTTTTATCCGATGAAGTATAATTGACAACTTCATCGCACCAATCGGCGAAATCCTGAAACGACGCCAAGTCAATCTTGGCCGCCGACATGGCATTTCCCATCCCATACAGCGGATTCAATAGAAAGTCATATAGAATGTTGGCGGGGTTCTTCGCTCCAGCCACCGTTGGGAGAGCGACGAGATCGCGAACATCCAGAATCTTGCGCCCTACCATTTTCGCGGTAATTGAGGGCATAGCCCCTGAAATCTTATTCGTCGCAAGAAGGCGTAGGCCCAATACAGCCGTACTATTATAGGCTGGGGCTACACCATGTTCGTATTCTGTGGCACCCTTGATATACAAATCGCCTGACGAAGAAACACTCCCGTCTGGAATATCGGCGGTTAAACGCTCGATCTTAATGAGCGTTTCTGTTGCTCCAGCGTACCCCGGTATTTCAATGTCTAAAATAACCTCAGACCGGGAACTTTTCGTGATGCTATGAGTGCATGGCAGATTTTGAGTTGCCCAGTGGCCAACTTCTGCAACCCATTCAACGTACCCATCCCCAAATTCAGGGGCATAATTCCAATAACCGGGAGAGTCAATGACCCACACTTGGTGCGTTGCATAAGGCATTTGCGTCCATACCGTTGGGGCATCGCCTCGCGCAGTGGACACAATAAGTTCAACGGTATTATTCGCAATACCTGAGCCTGACACAACGTACAACGACGGAAGCGTCAAGTGGACGATAGTTTTGGAATTTTTGCCAAATGTCCTATAGACGTATGGCGTGCTGTGGACAATTTTAACGGAATTATTTAGCGCGTAATACTTGGCGATATTCTCATTGACTTGCGTTTGATTATTTGTGCCAAGTCGCGTTTCCAGTGTATAATCTGGATCGTAATCAGCCAGCGGCTTATTATTGATGAGAATAGAATTTGTATCAATAGAATGTATTTCCCCTTCAGAAAGCGCCAACACGACATTCATGTAATCCTTGCGGTCGCCATTTACATCATTAAAGCCATCAATATATGCCTCTACAACAACGCCCCCCATACGATGTTCGCCATAAACTACTGGGACCGCGTTGCCTTCGCCAATAAGATTGGAAATGCCGCCCCATGAATATGTCTGAGAATTAGCGAATCCTCCAGTCGCACCATCTGGGGTCTTTGGGTTAAATAAAAGTGATGCGGCGGCCCCCACGACAGCCCCCGCAAGGAAAGCAACGCCATATGGAACGAGGAATTGTGCGCCGGGAACGAATGTCCCAACAGCGATTAAGGCGACCCCAATAATAGCCCCAATGACGGACCCAGCAAACTTTCCGGTAACGTCTTTGACAAAAATCACTTCATCATTGGCGCAGGGGATATAATCCCACGGAGTTTGGCCCGAATTAACAAGGGCCACCATGCCTTCATGCTCCATGCCAAAATTCTTGGAGAGAATTTCCGCGAGCGTCAAACCTTCAAACGGAACCTCCCTTTCATCCCGCTTGGCCGGTTCAAACAGGTTCGGAATATGCTTGATTATCATTCAACCAACCCCCTATGCCGATAGGCCGCGACAATGCGCGACCGCCAAGTGGAAATTTTCGACGCCGCTGGGCCTGAGCCCTCCAACGTATGCAAGAAGTAGCGTGGATCAATAACGACGCCAGCATGGTTCAATGTAATGGATTGATTGCGAAGGCCGATAATATCGTGGGGTCGAAGGTCATCCAGTTCCACTGGAAGCCATTCGTCATCTGAATTATCAAGACAGAGGGTGTTATTGGTGAGGTCGGCACTGGAACCTACTGTGGACTTGCCGATGAAGTCTTTAATGGTGATCCCTAATTCATTTTGAAAGTACAGCATCAGCATCCCATAGCAATCGCATCCATCGAACGTGCGCCCATGCAGAAGGAATGGAATGGATAAGTATCTTTCCAACATAGCCCCCTCCATTAGAAATATAGGCGTGCGTTGATGATGGCCGGAAATCCACCAAAGTTGAGCGTGTTCCCCTTCAGTAGACAATCTCGCCACGCTCTCCCACAGGTCGTATCGCTCCCGGCATATTTACAATTCGTGTCCTTAAATTGTTTCCACCGGCAAAATTGGGCTATAATTACCCTGTTTGGAACGGTCTGTCTAAATATATCCAGCCCGATAGATAGGGAAAATGTAACTACCCCCATCGTTGCTTTAGCCCCAGCCACCGTGAAGGTGCGCGTAATCGGATCGTCAATAATGGCGTTTGATGTATCCTTGAAAAATTGACGGATGGTGACAGTATGGTTAATGACTTCATAATTCTCAATTAAGTTTTGGATCATGCGCTCTGAGTCAAGGTTCCCAACGGCTACTGAAACATCGTTAATCTGGCCGTCGGAATTTTGGGAAAATTCCCCGCACTTGATGGGCCACGACGTATAGACATTCCCATTCCAAGTAATATCAGCAGACCAATCAGTAAGACGAATAGGGCTGGTAAATCCACCAATGGAATTTGGGTCTGCAAATTCCAATTCGTATAGCCTGAATGTCTGCACAGCAGGATTGCTCAACGCCGCCCGCAAAGAAGTAGAAAGTGTCAGCACATTCTCACCTCAGCACTGACATTGGAGAAGTAGGCGTTCACTTTCTCAATGGTCAGTTTGTCTGTGGCAAAGCGTACCGTTGTCAGTGCCCCACCGTTGACGCGATCATCATCAATCGTCCACGTTTTCAATGGCCCCAAATACGTCTTAAAAAAAGTAGTCAGAGTGGCCAACTCCGTGGAGTTCAATAAATTCCATTCCAGACGGTACGATTCCAGTGGAGAGGCCCGCAATGCAAACCTCTGTTCGGCCCCATTCTCAAATTCGACAATCTTGGTTTTGTACTCCACGTTGATCGTTGTGACCCTGCTGGGAACCAACGTCAAGTCAGCCATCTGAACCTCCAAATAAATGGGGCGGGATTGCTCCCGCCCCCGCCATCATCGTGCGTAAGCCATAATTGATTTCTTTATAGCCCCACCACTGGCGATGTTGCCAGAAACGGCATCAATAATTGCCTGCTTCATCGCAGGAAGAGCGTTCATTACACCCTGCTCATCGCTATTATTGATATTCACCGTTACGTTGACTGGACCCTTGCTTTTGGAATCCTTTAAGTATTCTTTCAAGTCGGCATTGGTATTGGAGTCAACTACACGCTCACCCTTTTTAAGCATCCATGTTCCATCTTCGGGGATGTTTGACATACCAGAATGTGCCATGCCCGCAAGTCCAGAGCCAAGGACAAAACTTCCCATGATGGCCGCGCCTGTTAACGCCATATCAGCGGCCATCGCGTGTATAGAAGAAAAGATTGGATCGGCCAATACCATGATGCCTTGATATGCCGCTTCCATTAAGAGGATGGCGGTCTTTTGCGCCGCCATCATTTGCATCGTTTTTAACAAGTCTGCGCCGAGTTGCTTAAAGTTCAGTTTCCCAGTAGTCGCAAAAGAGGTCAGCGCGTCTGTCAATGGACCAGTAAAAGCGTCTGCCATTTCTTTCGCAATTACAGTTCCTTGAGTAATTTTGCGTATATTGGCAATGGTTGCATTTGCTTCTTCATCTTTAATAAGTTGGAATTTACCCTCATTCAATTTATTGCGTTTTTCAATCAATTTATCCAATTCTTTATTCAAGGTGGCAAATCGCTCAGAAGAACTATCTGAATTGAATATTTGATTTTTTGTACTATCAATCTGCTTTTGCAACATCATACTTTCTGGGCTATTAGCAATAGATTGACGTAATAGGGCGTTTGCCCCACCAAAGAAATTATCTTTCCATGACATACCAGAAGCAAATTCTCTATACGCCGCATTTGAATCAAGTTGCATGGAATTTTGTTTGTTGAACTCATCCAACGACATTTGCATCTTGGCAATAGACTGGCCGATGACACGCGCCCGTGCATCATCTTTGGCGGCGGAGATGGCATCCAAGACAGCGGCCCCGCCATCAGACAGGGATGACAAGTTTGCCATATCCTTATCGAAGGATTTTTCAATATCGCGTATTGCCTTGTTGATTTCGGCCTGCAAGGGGTCAACGCCCAAATCAGCCATCGCGGCGGCCAAATCTTCCCGCGACCTATTGGCAGATTCTTTGGCCTGCCCAATCAACCTATTGGCATATTCTTGCGTAACGGTCTTGGTACGAAGTTCCGTAGCCGCTTGCCGATCAGCAATATATTTCTGATGATCCGCGAACGTACCTTTGGAAATATCACGGTCTAATTCGGCAAACTGTTTTTCAATTTCAGAGGGGATTTCAGCAATCTTGCGCTGAAACTCGTTCATTCCCTCCCCGGCAGAAAGCCCATCCAGTGCGGTCTGAAGTTCTTTCAGATATGATTTGGTCTTATCAAACTCCCCAGCGAAAAAGCCCTGTTTGATTAGTCCGGGGGCTTGCCCATACACTTTATCCAGTTGCTTTTGTGCTTCGGAGCCAGACTTGGAATCCTTCAGCATGGCCTGAAGGTCTTTGTATTTCGTTTCGGCCTCTACCAGCAATTTGTCAAGGTTGCTCAAACCGGAAGCGGCCATCTTGCCATTTAATTCATTAAACCATTGCGTAATGCGCTCAACGGACTGCTTTGTCGCCTTTTCGTCCACAATGGTTTCTGGGAGTGCTTTCTCTTTTTGCTTTATATCCCAAACGAATTTAGGGCCAAGGTTGTTTTCTGCCGCATACCGCTTCTCGGCCAATCGGTCAAGTTTCGCTTGATCTTGCTCAATACTCGTAGCAATTTTGCTTGATAAGTCTTCCAATGAGTCATACGCTTTTGACAGCGCGTGTGTATCGCCGGAAAGAAGAGACTGCTGTTTCGGCAAAATCAAGGGGACTTGGGCAAGTGCTACTGCCGCCGTCAAAACACCCTTCATGGCGATTTTCAGACTGACCCATCCAGCAATCGCGTCAATCAGAAACAACTGCATCCTCTTGCCGAACGCTTCAACCCCACCCCCACTTTTCAATTCAGTAGTCATGCCCTTAATGGATTCAGTTATCTCCCCGATCAATGTAGCCATCATCGGAGTAAATGCCTTACCCAAGTTATTTTTGAAATTGTCCAAATGTCGGGCAAACGACTGAATTTGTCCAGCGGTAGTGCTGAACCCAGCCTCATACGCGCCCTGAATAGAAATGGAGGCACGCTTTAATTCATTGACACGGGCCAACTTCATTTCTTCATCGGTCAATGCGCGGCCCAGTTCACGCCGCATCGCCGCTTCCGCTTTGCCGAAATTCACCGTCAACCCCATATACCGAAGTTGACGTGACATTCCGGTGGCCAACGCCATTGAAACGGTCTGCATGGCCTCGGACGAGTTAATGTTGCCGACTTTTGCGGCATCCTGAGCAATGCGGGCGATATTCGCGGCTTCGCCCAAATCGACGTTCGCCTGAATCAAGCGCAAAATAGATTGGCGGCTGGCCTCTTCCGTGATCCCTTTCGCCTCAATGGCCTTGGCATAATTTTCCATCTGATCGGCACTGTAGCCGATATTCGCGCCAAGGCGTCTCATCATAATGCCCAACTGTTCAACCCGAGCCGACATCATGCCGGAATCCTTCAAAAATCCGGCAATCTTCCAAACGCCAAATATGGCGACCAACGGCTTGATGGTGGACATCAAAGACTTGCACGCCCCGTCCAATAGGGTAACACCCCCAGCCGCCGCCTTAGCCTCTTCCCCCATTTTGGGAAGGGTCATGGTTGACGCGCCGACGCTTGCTTTCAACGTATTTAATGAGGCGACACATTGACTGATGGCAGTGGTAAATTCCTTGGAATCCAAGGATACCCGACCAGAGATTTTACCAATTTCCACGGCTACCTCCTTATTACAGCACGCAACTTATTGACTGATTCACGCATAGCCTCTCGTTTATGTTCTTCTGTTATTTCAATGATTACTCCACGTTCTCTATCGAGTGCCTCTCCAAACTTAGCGGGGTCCCCCACTATGACTTGCGATAAAAGAATAGCCAATCGCTTATCCTCGTCGGCGCGCACTCGATCAATGTTCCGTGATAATTCCCAAAACGTATAAATGGGAAGTTTCAATAACTCCGAATAAGACAGAGCGTAGAAATGCAGAACTGAGGCGACCAAGAAAGAAAAATCTACGCTCTTTATGCGTTTGGGCTAACTTCCTCAACCTTCCCGGCTTCAATAGGTATTACATTATCAATTCCCTCAGTTGGATCATTCCCTTGGACAACCTGCATCAACGCCAACAAAACGCTAATCGGTTGCGCTGTTAAAATTTCATGGGGGATAGTGGAGATTTTAACAAGAATTGATAGGATTAGAACAATGCGTTCGGCAGGATCAACGGTTTTATCAAGTGTGGCAAGTTCTTCATCGTGGAGATACATATCAACGGAAATCGCACCGACCGAATACCGATTGCCGTCAAGTTCAACTACCTGACTATTCTTAAATTTATTAAGATTAATAACCTTCATTTAATCCCCCTCTTCGCCCCTCAAGGGCGGGTTAGCAAAGAAAAAGAGGGCTACGGCCATTACTGGACGTAGCCCTCACGCTTACGAGGCTCACTTGTGAAGCGTTTTGATACCTGCGGCGAGTAAACACTTACACCGAGGTTTCGTCGCCGAACGTGACCCATCCGCTTACGCCTTTGAGCGCCTTGAACACCACGTTGTAGACGCGCACATTCTCTTTCTCGTAGGCGAAGTCAAGGTTCACGTTTGGCGCGGCGTAGAACAGTGTGACCCAATCGTTCGGGATCGCTTCGCTACCCACCGGCTTGATAATCAGTTTGTTCGCCAGCGATAGGGTTGTGACCCCACCCGCGCCCGAAATAGACAATTTCTTTTTCGTGAGGCCAGCGTCCAGAACATACACAGCCCCCGGAAGCAGGCTGGCAAACCTCGAAAGATCGGCCTCAGCCAGCGGCACTGTAACTTCAAAAGTCTGTTTCGTAACAATCTTGTCCAGCGGTGCATCCTCTTGGTCAACTGTCTTTTCAATGACATCAGCCTTGTATGAAATTTTGACTCCACCCTTGGTATAGCCAAGGTCTGAAGCATTGAAGGTCACATTGCAAACCCCCAAATTGACGGCAGTTGCGTCGCCCATAAATCCTCCTTATGAATTCAATATTTAATTATGCAGTTGCAGTAGTGTCGCCGAACAGAACCCAATTGGCTCCATCTTTCAAAGCCTCAAACGTCACGGTATAGACGCGCACGTTATCTTTCTCATAGGCAAACTCCATTCCCGGCTGGGGAGCCGCCTTATAGAGCGTAATCCAATCGTTCGCCGTCCCGCCCACGGGCTTGATGATAAGCACCTTTGCCAACGTGGTAAGAGAGACACCTCCAGCCCCAGTCATCACCATCTTTTCCTTACCAGAGCCGGTGCTGTAAGTAGCGCCGGGAAGAAGGCCAGCCAACCGAGCCAAGTCCTGTTCGGCCAGAGGCACTTCCACGGTGAACACCTGTTTGTTGATGACTTCATCCAAGGGCGCACCCTCTTGGTCTACGCTCTTTTCAATCACCTCCTGCGTATACTTCACCTTGACGCCGCCCTTGGTGTATCCAAGATCAACGCTATCAAATTCCACAGTACAAACGCCCAACTGAACAGCCGTTGCTACGCCCATGCCATCCTCCTGATTTCAGTAAGTAATTAGATGAATGTTACGATATACGAAACGGTGAGGTTTACTGTGAAAGCAACCTTGTCGCCAGCGGTATAAAGTGTTGGCCAGTTGCGTATGACGACGCTCTTGATGCGATACGTTTCCGTCTGGGAATTGTTTGATATTTGGAGCGTTTCTGTGCGGGGATCGTTCACGACAACATAAGTATTCCCTTCCATCGTCAGAATCTTGTCAGTAACCAAACCGGCGATCATCGACCCATCCATAATGGGCCAACCTACCACCCTGACATTAATATTGGCGTGTCGCACAGCAGTTATATCTTCGCCCAAAGTGTTGGTTGTTTGAACGACAACGTATTGATCCCCCCTGCCCTGTTCGGCAAAGAGGTCTACTCCCTTGGTTAGAATCAGACCGCCACCTACTCCACTCAAGTGATTGACAATTGCGTTACTTACCATCGGAGAAAAACCTCCTGAGCCTGACGGTCACATACCGCTCAAACTTGGCTATATTTTCATAAAATGCACGCTCCAAAAATTTACGCCCAACGATTTCTGATTGCCCTAATTGCTTCATTTGTGAATTTTTGCCTAATTTATACTCCCCTTCATGGATATACATGGCGTATGGGGCACCCGGACTGTTTGATGGAATATAAACATATCCGGCATAACCTCCATCTTCTTGAACGACTTTCTTTTCTTGGCTCGCAATTAGAAAGCCCTCATCAATGGGCGTGCGCTTGACACTTTCAATCAACAATTGGTCGGTCATTCCAGATACGATAGACTTTTCGACATCTTCGGTAAGAGTTTTATCCAATTCGCGCAATTTTTCGATCATTGTCAATGTATCTGCTCTAAATCCCGAAGCGTCAAAATTGATTTTCATTGGGGTTTATCTTGTTTCAATTCAATTTCAAAATACTTTGTCTTGCCACTGAAATCTTTAATGCCCGACACTACCACTGGTCGATATTTCTTGCCCTCAAAAACAAAAGTGGCCGTATCATCGACCATGACCTTGTTGTATGGAGAAAATGCCCTATACCCTACAACGATCTTCAAATCATACTTGGTGGTTTTGGCCCCATCCGTATCATCGCGCCCTGCGCTATAGGATAGGACACAACACCGCAATTCGGTGGGCGGTCCAGCAATATCCTCGCCGACCTCGTTATAGGCATTAAAAACAATGTCAATTTTATTATTGAACTGCATGAAATTGCCCCTTACTCTTCGGGAATGGTGCCGCCAAAAATTTCAGCCGCCGCTTCGTCATACGCCATCAGACGATGTTTACAATTGGGATGGAATAATCCACCGCTTATCGCATCTTCCAATGTCGGATAGCCTTCAGTTGCGCCGGTAAGACTCAGTACCTTTCCCTCCCAGCCCCCACACTCATCGTGGGCATTATGCTCAGACACTATGACCAAATCCCGTCCCTCTCCCGTCAAAGTGTTGATATATACTTCTCGCTGAACATTGTGCATAGTTGTGCGCGTAAGCATTTGAAAATACTTTTCAGAATCCCAAGCACGCCCCGCCTTATCAATGAATGAAAATGTAGGGTCGCGCCCCAAAATTTCAGTTCGTAATGCCTTGGTCGCTTCCTTGCGCGTCAATCCCTCAACGGCGGCGCGGCGCATGATTTGAGAAGTGTCTTCACGGAGGCCGCGCTTGATGGCTTCAGACATTCGCGTAGTTTGCGCGGCAATATGCGCGTAAGAGTCATTGATTGTCGCTTCGACATATTTGGAATTGTAATCTTGGTAAAAAGACGTAGTGTGTTCGGGGTTCGCTCCGAGTGTTTCAATGTGTTTAATGACAAGTGTTGAAGTATGATTTGCCACACGTCGGATGTCTTCTTCAATAGCGTCCCCGGCATCCGATTTAAACGCCGTAAGAATTGCCCCAATTTGCTTTAGCAATTGTGTTTGCCGCAAATAAGTGGCGTAATTGATTTCTTTACGTGCTGTCATCAACGCCGTGTAAATTTTGGCATAAGCGGACTTGTATAGATCAATCATATACGCCGCAGCCCCTACCGCCATTTCATCAGCAGTAGTAACCCCGCCCGCCAACGCATTTTTAAAATCAGTTATGGCGTTTTTTGATGCCATTGCGTCCCCTTACGGGCGCGGGAATAGACGCCCGAGGTTTGTATCAAACGCCACGGTTGTCCCATTATAAGGAAGCGTGGCGTTCTTCGTAACCGTCAAATCGAAGTTGGTATACCCAGACAGGCACCGCAAAGCGCCAGAGGCCCAACGCTTGAGCGCATTAAATCCGGTAACACTCTTTGAAATACTGGACAGCCCTTCAGACTTGATGCCTGAAATCGCGCCGCTTTGCGCTTCTTTAAGGGCATCCATGTTTTCAAACAGGTAATATGCTTGGTACAGGCAAGCACGGGTCGCATTGGCGAAGCCGGATTCAACCCCCTCGATGGAAACTGGAAAATTCAATGACTGCGCGGCGTCAAACTTGTCGTACAGCATTGGCAAATCCTCAAGGAAAAGGGTGGCCGTTATCAGAAGCCGCGCCTTGTCATCGTCCGACAGCCCGTCCCATTCCGAAGCCCCATAAAGCGTATTGAAAAACGTGTCTGCTTCGGTAATGGTGGCGTAAGAATTGGCGTCATTCGCGCCCTTGGTCGCCTCAATGGTAACGGCCATCATCCCCTCCTATTCAGTTACGACTTCAGGCTTCGTCCTGCGTATATACTGGCGCTTGGCCTTCGGCTCCGCTTCCGCATTGACAACATCATTCTTAGTGACTACATCCTGCGGCAACTTAGCCGCCGCCTCTTTCGCTTCACGTTCTGCCCTTCTGAACCCTGCGAGGCCCATAAACCCTCCATGAATTTGTTAGATTATCGTGGCCACGTTCGCCTTAGCCAAAACGGACATTCCAAGAATCGTCTGTGCCGCCGCTGTCATGGTGATGGTGTTCCCAACCGTCCATGTGCCAGAAGTAGCAATGTCAATCACGCCCTCGCCATCCTCAATATCCACACTGGTCACGTTCGTAACCGATCCCGTTCCAGACTTCGTGATCGAAGTCGTGATGGTTTTGTTGAACCATGTATGGATGTTGCCAAGAGAGTCAACGACGCGAATGCGGACGCGCCGAGTAGCGTTCTGGTCAGCCGTTGACTTGGGAATATCCACGGTTGCGGCATTCAGTTCAAAGATGAATTCAGCCGCGCCATATGCCAGCACCTTGGCGATCATTTCATTGTTTGTCAAATAGCGGTCGTCATCGGCCCATGACGGGCCAACTTTTACCCCAATGCCGTTCTTCGGGTATATTTGGTGGGCCATCGGGCCTCCTTGAATAAGTGGGCGGGGGCTGTTATACCCCCGCCCAAATCATTATGCGGTTGCGGTTTCTACAGAAGTTTGTGCGGAAAGCGACACGCCAAGTTTGGTCTGCGCAGAGGCCGTTACCGTGTTGGTGTCATTCTCAACCCATGTTCCGGCGCACGCCACGTTTATAACGCCCTCGCCATTGACCAGTTTCAGCGAAGTGACGTTCGTGACCGTGCCGCCGGTACTGGACTTGGTGATGGCCGTGGTGATCGTGCCGTTGAACCAAGTGTGGACGTTGCCAAGGGAATCAACCAACTGAATCTTGACTTTGCGCCCATCCGTGATGTTAGCGGCGGTGGTCGATTTCGTGGCGGGGGTGCATTTGAAAATGAACTCAGACCTACCATTATCAACGAGTTTCTGAAGCATCACCATGCCCTGCTCCAACAGGTCTTTCTTCCCGCTGGAAGCGTGCGGGATCACAGCCCCCGCATGGACAGTCGTATCGTGTAAAGCCATAGGGTTCTCCTTTCATAAAGTCAAATGGGGGCGGGATT